GTTAATGAGTCGTGGGTTATGTTAAAAGCAGTTAAGAAGGGAATAATCGAGACTTTATCATTATGAGCATTAGGATATTGAGAATCAAACTCTGTTAATGAGTCGTGGGTTATGTTAAAAGCAGTTAAGACTGGAACGATGCCAACCTTATCAAAATGAGCATTAGGATATTGAGAATCAAACTCTGTTAATGAGTCGTGGGTTATGTTAAAAGCAGTTAAGACTGGAACAATACTAACTTTATCATTATGTGCATTAGGATAATAAGAATCAAAGCCTGTTAAGGAATCGTGTGTTACATTAAAAGCAGACAGGGAAGTTGTTGATTTAGCTGTATCAGACGAAGCTGTGAGAAATCTAAAGAGATCTTTATTTACATACGCTGTTAATAGACTACTAGTAGAACTAGTATCAGTTAGAGTTTTTAAGAATTGACTTTCTGAAGAAAGAGAAGAGAAAGCAACGTGAGAGGCTGATAAGGCTGTTGTGGGAAATACGTCATCTGGATATAAAAGCTTAAATAATCTAACTCCACCTACGTAATCTTGAAGAGTCCATACATCAGCTCCAACATATTGCTTTGTCCCATGAAGGGCCGTTAGTCCGGTCGTGCTTGTAACTGTTTCGGGCAATTCGCTAGGAATCCTATTTGCATCATCTAGTGTTTGTCTGCATACATAAACTCCAATCCCTCCAATTACTTTAAACGTATATATGGAAGTCTGACTCACAACCTGAATATAATTCATGGAGGTGAGAAGCAGATTTCTTGGAATTTGAATACATCTGAACATCACTTATAAGCAATTACTGCACCAAATTGCAGATCAATTGAAGTAATTGGTCCAGAAAACGTAAACGTGATAGGTAGAATGTAGTTAGGTAAATTTCCTATGTTTGTGTTTGGAGCCCCTATACTAATAAATTTAGCAGCAGAAACCACAGTAATCGTGGTCCAGTTTCCAAAAGCTACTGAACCAGCTTCAATAAAATCAAAACCATTTTGACCTAATTGTTGGTCCGCCTTGCTGACTAAATAGTCAACTTTTTGAGTCAATGCTGATAATTGACTTACTACTGTTATCGAGTCGCTACTAACATGAGAAGAGAAAGAAGTTAGTTTATTATACAAATTTGTGTCATTTGTATTTTCTTGTTCTTTGAATGCTGTAAGTTGTTGAAATTGTAAATTATTGTTAGCAAATTCTTGTGTCTTAAAGTCTCCAAGCGTTGTGTTTAAGGCGCTTATCTCTGCTCCAATGTTAGAGGTAGATGTTATAATTTCTTCTGGATTTACTAGATAGACAGAACGAGCGTACAAGTCCCGATCTGCTCCTTGTACAGGAACCCACGAAAAGGTCTCAGCCATTCCAACGTTATATGTTGGAGGAGCAGTTGGAGTAGCTGTAAGAAGTGGAGTAAAAGGTTTAGCCATTTGATTTACTTATCTTTTATAAGAAATATCTGTACAACTTTTCAACAAAAAAAAAAACCCTGAGGTTAAGTCAGGGCTTTTTTTAAGAGCGTATACAAATTTGCTTATCTCTGCCACGTAAGAGTATAGGAAAGCTCAACTACTCTTCCTGGAGGAGGGTTCCATGTCGTCTCAAACATAGTGAATATGCCTGCAAACCCTCTCCAATCCTCTTTGACTTGCATGTTATCATGAAGACCTCTCCACATGTTCATGTATTTTATGGGTTGAATGAGGTCATCTGTAGCAAAAGCGAAAGTTACTTTAGTTTGCCACAAACCAGCTGGCGGTGTTGAAGTTCTCAAGTATTTAAACGGCGTTGACATTTCAACTGCTGATCTTGGATTAGAATATACTGTGGGTACAGTCAACAATTGAGCTGTTACAGGAAGGGGAATTGGATCTGATGCAGTATCTACAATGTTCCAAGGGTCAGTAGACATTAAAGGAACAGCTGTTGCGTAATCTCCTATTGCTCCTGTAGTGGCAGTGTCATCAAAGAATTCAAGCATCCACAACCCCCTTTTTTCAGCTGACGTAGATGTGTTTGCTGCGGAGGATTCGAATACTGAAGGAATTAATTGATTTAGTCCGTAAGCCCCCCACTCACCAAGTGTTCCTCCAGGAGAACCTCCACCTGAAAACATAAGGTCTCTAGCTACTCCTCCTACTGTTGCTTGTGGCGTTCTTTTTCCGCCTTCTAAGCGAAAGAACGGACACTGAGCAATAAATGTCTTGTTGGCAGGGAATTGATCTTCGGGCAATGCTCCTACAACTGCTGCTAAGTTTAATGACACACCTGTAGTAAACCCAACGGCTGTGTTGCAAATCGTGAACTCACATTCGTATGTGACTTCTTCTCGAGCTCCTGCTGAATATCTTGCTCTTGGACCTGGTACAGTAGCTCTACTAAAAAGACTGTAATAAGCGTTGTCTCTATGAGTTAACCGCGTGGGATCTTCTATCGGGATACTGTTTCCGAATGAATCACCTCTTTGGTTGGTTACTCCTACCGTTCCTTTTACTGCGTCCATGCAAGCAGGCCAAGTTCCTGGTCCTGTAAACCCAATGGGCGATGGGATACCGGCAATTCTGCCTACCGTTGCATAATAAGCAGGACCTATTCCAACTTCTCCCACTGTTATGGCTGAGGCAAAATGTACGACAAACGTTTGTTTAAAGCGGACAATCATATCTCCAGATGGAAGTACCTCATATTCCGTTTTTGTTTTTGTTGGATCAGGATTATGAAAAATATCTATATTACCAACAGGGTTGTAGGAGCGTTCGAAAAGTGGATCTATGAGAGTATACTTGTGTGCTCCTGTTGGGCTTGTTGCGGCGTTTGATGCTCCTAGAAATAAGTAATAAAAATTTTCAGCTACGGCCCAGCAAGGGTGTTCTGCGTGACCGGCTAATCTGGTCATTCCCCAATCAGTAATTCCGTTGTCGATAGTAAGATTAGCGTTCTTAAAATGGAATTTGCCTCGTACTTTTATGTCTATATTTTTATTCATATATTTTATTTATCTAAATTAGTTTTTTTTTCAAATTACATAAATAGAGTAATATATGAGTGGAATGAATCCTAATCTAAGAAATAGAACCGCAAAGCTAATACGGACGTTCAATATACAAGGAAAAACTTTGGGTTCGCAATCTTACCTCCCACCGACTCCTACACCGACTCCAACTCCTACACCGACTCCAACTCCTACACCGACTCCAACTCCTACACCGACTCCAACTCCTACACCGACTCCTCCTTTAAACTCAAAAGACTTAATGTCAGTTTGCATGGATGTTAGCGGAAGATCTATAGATAGTTCGTCTTGGACCGTGCTGCTGCCACCAGACAAGGAAACATCTTCTGTTTGTCTGACAATTGATGGGTTGTCTAAACCTAGTACGCCGAGTGTTGGGCTCACTATAAAAGAAGAGATTGCTTCTGTGTGTATTAACATGAGTGGTTTATCAAAAGGGTATACGGGATTAGGATTGCCCTTTCCACTTAATTCTGAAAAAATTGCTTTGTGTTATAATATTGAAGGTAAGTCTACTCTTGGTGCTGGGTTTAGCTCTCTCCTACCTAGTATCGAAAGATCTTCTGTTTGTTTTAATATAGATGGTCATTCTATAGGAGGAACGGGAGGAGGAGGAGGACTGTCTGCGATTTCTCCGGAGCTGGCTTCGGTGTGTGTTGATATAAAAGGAAGTTCAACAACCAGCATTGGAACTCCAATAACTGGGTCATCAGCTCTAAAAGAGAGCGCGTTTGCGTGTTTTAATTTAGACGGAAATTCAACAAGTTATTCAACACTTCCTCTTGATCCGGATACACTTAATGCTTCTAATAGTTCAATTCTTTGTTTTGACATAGAAGGACTAGCTCGAACGAGCACTCTTATTCCTTTGGCAATATCCTGGAAAGAATCCGCAAACATGTGTTTTGAACTAGATGGAATTTCTAGAACCATTGTTTCTACACCAATACTTTATGATGAGGATTCTAGTTCTTTTTGCTTTGAAGTAGAGGGAGAGATGACAAATTCTCTTTTTACACCTATTCCTGATATAAAAGAGAGTTCTTCTCTTTGTTTTGAAATGTCAGGAGAATCCTACATAGCAGGCAGCAGACCTCCGATAGGAATTGGCTCATCGCTCATATTTTATGCCCCAATCGGACAAACTGGAGTTGGCACTAGCTCAACTAACTCTGATTATGTAACTTTAACCCCTTCTTCTCTGTTATACTTTAAAATTTGGGATACCGTAACCTCAGGATATATTAACGTTCCTTTTAGTTATTTTATACAGAGACGTCTATTGGCTTCTGATAGAGTAATTGAATATGACAGACACTTGTGCTCTCTTCCTTTAATTGAATTGGATCTTGACTTTCCTCAAGCTGTTGGCCAAACCGCTACTACAATAGGCGTTTTTTACGCTCATCCCGTAGGAGCTCCTATTGCTCTTAATTCAATAAATCAACTAACAGGAGATTTATATAGCATTACGCCAGTTGGAGGAGCTACAAGCACCACATTGCCTTCTCAGCCCCTTAATTATCTTGGAAAAAATTACGTAATTTATAGATTGACCGCTCAGATACCCAACACAAGTTTAACTCTAAGAACTGTCTGCTATTAATAAAAAATGAATATTTTAAATGTACAAACTGGAGCCATTTCTCAACTCGTTCCAAGAACCTTATCAAACGTAAACGCCTTACACGGACTTTATTTTTCTCATGAAGGTGTTGGCGGATATGTAGAATTACCTAGCATAATTTACAGAAACGACATACCAATTGGAGAAGAAATGAATTCTGATGGTATGTCTTCTGGCAGAAGAAAGTTGGGAATGATTGTTTATGCAGCTGAAGAAGATAGATACTACCAGTTAGCTCCTCTTAGTAGTGATTCTCTAGGTATAAACAAAGTTCAAATCACATATGCTGATTGGGTTGCTGCTAATGATGCCCAAAAAATGGTTTGGTTGGATCCAACTAAAACCAGAGAAGATATTTTTAATTCAACATCAACAGGTGCCTTAATTGTTGGTTCTGGAGATCCAAATGATGCTTGGAGGGAAATATACTTAAACGGAGACCCAAATTTAAGAACTTATTTAGATGGAAATTTTCTACCTCTTTCTGGAGGGACTGTTGATGGAAATCTTTTTATTGAAGGCAGCTTGTACATAACAGGTAGTGCTGCACAGATTAGTGCGACAAATATTTCTATTGCTGATCCGTTAATATTCTTAGCTCATGGAAATCCTACTAATTCTTTAGATTTAGGGTTTGTAGCTGAATACAACCAACATCCTCTTGGTCAGCAACATACGGGTTTAGTCAGACTTCATGACAAAGATGAATGGACATTGTTTACGGGCTTAACAACAGATCCGTTAACCTCAACTACTATCTCAAGAACGGATCCTACTTTTAAAATAGATACTTTAAATGCTAACATTAAAGGAAATCTATTAACAAGCACAAACGTTTTTGGATATCTTAGCTCAAATGATGTAATATATGCTAAGGATGGCAATTCTGGTGAATGGGGCTCTGTTTATACAACTGTTAGTACGAATAGTGCTAAGTGGGAAACTGCTTACAGTGCTACTTCTAGTAATATCATCCATAAAGGAAATTCATTTGGAGAAAACGTAATAATAGGTTCAAATGATCCCTATAGTTTGGTTTTTGAAACGAGCGGTACGCCAAGAGTTACTGTGCTTTCGGGAGGAAACGTTGGTATTGGAAACACAAATCCAAATTATAGCTTAACTGTAACTGGAGATGTTAGTGCAAACGCATTAAGATTGACCTCAGGAACAAGTTCTACAAACGGAATTCTTTTTGGAACTGATGTTAATCTTTATAGAAGTGCAGCAAATGTTTTAAAAACTGATGACAGCTTCATACCTGTCCTTAATACCTCAACTACCTCAAACACTGTGGTTGTTGGTAAAAGCACTACAGATAATACTCTAGAAAAACGAAACGTAAATTCACAAGTTTGGAATACAACTGCTACTTTTGTAACGGCGGATCCTTCTTTTAGTATTACAACAAATTATGTACCAAAAGCTTCCAACTCTACTTCTTTAAGAAATAGCCAAATTTTTGATAACGGAACAAACGTAGGTGTAGGAACAATTACTCCTAATGAAAAATTAACTGTTACTGGAAGTATTAGTGCCACGGATTATATTTTTAATCGTACAAAATTAAATTTTGTAGATTCAACTTATACGTTTAAATTGAGTGATCAAAATTGTTTAACGTTGTTTAATACAACAACTCCTGTAACTGCTTATGTGCCATCTGATACTTCTGAGGCATTTTCAGTTGGTACTAGTGTTAACTTTACCACTCTTAGTGCCATTGTGTATGTTAAAAGCGAAGCTGGGGTGACAATACGAGCCGCTGATGGTCGTGACTATCTCAGAACAAGTTATTCAACTGGAACCGTTCTCAAAATAAACTCTAATGACTGGTTATTATTTGGAGATATTTGGAGTGACACTCTAAATTAAAAGAAATGATAATACAACAAGGCATAATAGCTAGTTCGATCCAAACACTAAGCAAAATAATAATTGACTCATTAACGGATTATGCTACCACTTCTTATAGTTTGTGTTCGTTCAGTGCTCCTGAAGGAGAAATTCCGATCTCATGGTTTAAATTTATTGATATAGACAACGATGTAATTACAAACTCTTATTCTCTATGCTCGTTTAGCGTATCAGAAAATCAATTATTGAGTGCAAATTTGGGATATCACTTTCTGTCTGCTGAAGATACTATTACAAACTCTTATTCTCTATGCTCGTTTAGCGTATCAGAAAATCAATTATCGAGTATAAATTTGGGATATCACTTTTTGTCTGCTGAAGATACTATTACAAATACACTTAATGTCTCTTCCTTTAGTGTTCCGACTTCCGGATTAACGCTAACATACCCCTTAACTGTAACAAATATTAATACATTTCGAACGTCCATTTATGGGGTTTCTTCTGATGCAGTAGCTGTTCTCGGAAATCCCCGTTTTAGTTTTACGTATTGGGAGGTTTCGAATGGCGGTTCATGGTCAATTGTTCCGACATATCAAACAGTTAGCGGCTATGCTTTCTTGTCTGGAGGACAATCTTGGTATGATGCTTCAGTAGGGGCTTTGAGTGCTAGACTTATAGTAGGGTATCAAGGAAGATCATATAGAACAAATCCTGTTGCTCTTAAACCTTATTCCAGCGTGTTAGACATTCCTAACCTTCAATTATGGTTAGATGCTTCTGACTCTACTACACTTTCTGGTGGAAATGCAACAACAGGAGCTTTTCGAGATAGCAGTTCTAATATTTTTACTATTACAAAAAATGGAAACGTTGGACAAGGAAATTTTAGTCCATTTTTTACAACTGGTTCAACTTACAGTCCAACTATACATGGAGGAAGTGGGTATTTTGATAGAAGCAGTTATCTGTCGACCCCATCAAATGCCGCTTTTAATTTTGGAACAGGAAATTTTACCGTTGAATGTTGGATCAATTCAAATGATGTGTCATCATCAACACAAGTAGGATTTCTTCAGACATCAGATGTTGCTGGTGGATTAAAACAGGACTACAATTCAGGAATTGCTATTGTTCAAGGTATAGGGGCTGGTGTTGGAATGACTGGTGGGTTGGCTGTCAATATTGCTGGAACTTTTGTAGGCTCAAACACTCCAATATTAACAACTGGCACTTGGTATCATATCGCAGTTGTTAGAAATAGCGGTGTTGTAAGAATATATGTAAACGGGAAAGTTCATGCTTCTGGAACAGCAAATGGAAATTGTTTCGGAACAAACCTGTGTGTAGGTGGTTATTATAATACAAGTTATCTTTATAATGGATATATCTCCAATCTCCGCGTTGTCAAAGGAACGCCTCTCTATACTTCAAACTTTACTCCTCCTACAGCTCCTTTAACAAACATTTCAAATACTTCTCTTCTTCTCAACTTTACAAATGGGGTAGCTTTAGATGGCACTATTAATAACAGTTTAGCTTTATATGGTGGAGCAGCAATTGTTAATGCTGCAAAAAAATACGGAACAGGTTCTTTTCTCTTTAACGGAAATGGAGAGTACATAGTAGCTCCTTCTCGACCAAATTATAGACTTGGTTTCGATAATTTCACAATAGAATGTTGGGTAAAATTTAATAACACCACAACGGACAGCGATGGTATTGCGGATAGTGGAAGCACATTAACTTCTGCAAATGCCAATCAATGGTTTATATATAGAAATAATAATATACTACGTTTTGGTAGACACGCAGTTGCTGATTTATTAACTTACGACACATCGACGTTAGTTCCAAACACTTGGTATCACCTTGCTGTGACTAGAGACTCTGACTATTTGAGTATGTTTATCAATGGAACGAGAGTATCGTCAACATATTATGCAGGATGGGACATTGATGACTCAAACGTAAGAATTGGAGTAGTCGCGACTCCATTTTATATGAAAGGAGGCATTGATGATTTCAGACTCACTAGAAGAGTTTCAAGATACGGTCCATCCACAGTGTTGCTTTTAAATGGCAATGGCTCAGATAATGCTAACAATAACACTTTTTTAGATAGTAGTTCCAATAACTTTACTATCACAAGAAACGGATCCGTTACTCAAGGATCGTTTAGTCCATTCCCATTAAATGGAGCAACTTATAATCCTTCTTTACATGGAGGAAGTGGGTATTTTAATGGAGTAGCTGGAAACTATCTTTCAGTTCCTGCTAATGCGGGCTTTAATTTTTCTTCTGGAACGTTTACGGTAGAAGCGCAGGTAAACTTTAATTCTCTTCCTGTCCAAGCCACGGTCTTCGGAAATTATAATAGCATTAATACCGGTTGGACATTAAATTTAAGCAATGGAAAAATAGTAGTTAATTTTTCTGGAGATGGACCAAATATTACAGGAACCACATCAATTCAAACGGGAGTTTGGTACCATATTGCTGTATCTGGTTCTCCTGGCTCTTACAAATTATTCGTAAACGGAATACAGGAAGGATCAACTTATGCAGGAGCGACTTCATTGGTTGGAGGAAATTTAGGAGTAGGAGCACTAGGAGACAGATCTGGATATATTGGAGCGAATCCAATGAGCGGTTATATTTCTAGTCTTCGCATTATCAACGGAACTGCTCTTTATACCTCTAACTTTACTCCTTCTACAGCTCCATTAACAAATATTACAGATACTTCTCTTCTTCTTAACTTCACAAACGGAGGAGTTATTGATAGTACTGGCAAAAACGACGTAATCACAGTAGGAAACGCAAAGATTAGTACATCTATTAAGAAGTATGGGACAGGTTCTATGTATTTTGATGGAAGTGGAGACTATCTACGAATTCCTGCAAGCTCTGATTTGACTCTAGGAATTGCTGATTTTACAATTGAATTCTGGTGCAATTTTACTTCCACTAATGATTCAGGATCTGTTAACAGAAGAATACTTAGTCACGGAACCAACACACTAGATAGAATGCAAATATTCATTAACGATGCCGCTGGATATGGCAGTCCAATAGGAGGAATAGTGTTGTATACGACTTCAGCTATAGGCACGACGATTGTTGCTGTAAATGATGGAAATTGGCATCATATTGCGTTTACAAGACAAGGAGGAACTTTGTATACTTTTGTTGACGGAGCTTTAATGTATTCACGAGCAAACACGACGAACTTTAATGATTCTTCTGCTCCTTATTATTTTGGAGCTTATGCTAGCACGACAAGTGGCTTCTACAACGGTTTCTTAGATGATTTTAGAATTACAAAAGGAGCTGCTCTCTATACATCAAACTTTACTCCTCCAACTTCAGAATTAGGTTTAACGGACTTGACTACTGTATCTGCTTCTCCGTTTACTCCTCCTTTAGAACACCCAACATCCAGTTCTGGAGATTCTGACTTTAATAACGTTTCATTGCTATTACAAGCCAACGAGCCTGGGACTGAACAGCTTAATTGGAAAGATAAATCTCCAAATGGCAATTTTGCATTTCAAACTAATTCACTTCTTAGTCCTTCAGTATCAAGTCTTGGTATTGGTTTGCTTTCTGCTGTAGTGTTTGACGGTACAAATGATTTCTTGAACTTGTCAACCCCGATACCTCTTACTGCGAGCAATGCTTCTAGCTTTTTTGTGTATAATAGACAAGGCAGTTCTGATATTAATATATCTTTAGGTAATAAAGTATCTCAAAACATATCCACTGGATTGCAATGGAGCGATAACAGAGTTTATGCTTTAGAAGGATACTCGAATGCTAAAAGCAATATTGGTCCGACATTGATGGCGGTTACCAAAAATCCCAACGTTCTTTATATGGGCAACGAACGGTTGTTTACGTTTGGTTGTTCGTTGTTAACTTTGCAAAATTCAACTGTAATTGATAACAGCGGAAACGGACGGACTTTATATTCGGATGGCAACACTCTTCCTACTTCTTCCGCTGTAACAATTGCTGGAAATGCAACTCGTGCCTGGACCTTTAATGGAATAAATTTAGTTTACATGGACCCCTCCAACGACTTTGTTTGGGGAACTGGGCCATATACTATTGAGGCATGGGTCAAACCCACTAGTTATAACTGCCAAAGTGCCCCACCGCTGATATTCGGTCTGGTCGTCCCAGGAATGCACTGGGCAGGAGAGATAAATTTCTTAACTTTAAATAATTTTTCAGGCCAAGTTCAGTTTTATGCAACTAAAACCGGAGCTCCTGACCCAAACACAGTCTCAATTGTTGCTCCAGCGACAGCTCCGTTGAATGTTTGGACTCACGTTGCCGTAGTAAGAGAAGGAACGGGAGTTAATCAGCTTAAATTGTATGTAAATGGAGTGCTTTCTGTAAGTGGAACCGACGTTAATGACTACACTGACGCTACTGCGGCTCCCTCAATTGCAAGACAATCCGTTACAGTTGCGAATGGATTTTGTGGTAGTATTTCTAACGTTCGTGTAGTTAAAGGAAAAGCAATGTATACTAATAACTTTACACCTGTTGCTCCGCTAGTAACCGTACCAAGAACATCTCCGCTTTCTAAACAAACAGATTATGGTACTGGATGGGGAACATCAAATGCGGTAGTTGATGGAGTAGGTGTTTATGAAAGTGCGAGACATAAAGGAGCGATGGGAGAAATAATTTATGCTAATTGCACTTTGCCTGAAGCTGAATTACAGTTGGTTGGAAATAGCTTAGTCACAAAGTGGGGAATATAACTTAAATAAACATATATATGAACATTGATTACAATACTTCTCTTGCTGGAGAATACACAATTTATGACGAGAACATGAATGTTCTTAGCGAAACGAAAAATCTTATTACAGATTGGGGAATGAGAAGATTTGTTGGAGATAGATTAACAGGAGCTCCTCATCCGGAAGATACCGATCTATCTCAACAAGCTTTTGTGAATAACATGCGTTTTATCATGCTTGGCATCGGGGGCTCGTATGGTACTGAAACATATAGTAACTTTAGTTTAGTTAGTGCAATTCCTGCAACCGACTACACAGAATACAATGTACAAGCAACTACAGGAACAACACTTTCGACTGATTCAGCAAGTGGGGATATGTTAATTATTTTTACAAGATTGACTCGTTTTGAAATGGCATCCGCATTCGATTCAGTCATGGCTCCAACATCTTCGTATGAAATCAAAGAAATTGGATGCAGTTGGAGTCAGACATGCAGCGCAAACAATAGATTCGGGATTTTTAGTAGAGCAACATTGCCTTCTCCAATTACAGTTAGACCAAGAAATAAGATTTATGCAAAATATAAACTCACTATTAGAACCGATGCAAACCAAGTCAAAGGCTCAATGGCACGTTTAAATGGCACAGGGGCTGTAAATCTTCCAGCTAATAGAACGAACGTAAGAGAGCTACCCTTATTTACCCTTAAGACAGATGGAACGTCTGCAGGAATAATTAACAATAACTTAGGTGACAATTATAATTATTCATTACCTTTATTTGAAGATGCTGGAACCAACAATTTAACATATGTGGATGTTGCAGATAATACAGCTGGAGATGTAGTTTTTGGGCCTTCTGCTCAAAAGTTGTGGTGGCTACAATTTTATACATCTAATTGGGCTACTACAAACACAATAGACAGAGGTTCGGACCCAGCTACTAGATATGATACATTTGTTTCTACTACAAGTTCGAATTTAAATCCAGTATATAATCTTACTGTACTATTTAATGCCATTAACAACGTTGGGGCTAATACATATGATGGAGTAATTGCTCAGAACTTAAAACCTTTTACTACCAACGTTACTGGTCGGAAGTCTCATGACTCGGTTACCGTGACAACAGTTAATAGTAATACTTGGAAAAGAACAATACGGTTTTTATTTACTCCTGCTGAATTGATGCAAAACATAACAGTTTTTAATTTATATAGAGCCAATTTAGGAGATTGGGATCTCACTCACGCCAATTTCTCGGGTTATTGGTGGACTCATTATGACAATCGTTACATTAATATTGACACCACGGCTCCTCACACTTTTGGTATAGTTACAGCTCTTAGTGCGGAGTATAATCCTAACCCTTCTTTGTATGACGGATTTGAATATAACTTTACGTTTTCAAGAAATTAATATAAACAAGACGTCACGTCGAATGAAAAAATTTTCTTTGTTTCATTAACCGAATTTTTAAATACGAACGTGTGAACTGGTCTTGGGTTTTGTATATAATCTGTTGGTCTGATTTCTTCTAATTCTTCGAAGCACTCCCATGCACCCTCTTCGTTGCTCAAATCCGTAGTTATTTGTTCTTTTAAATATTCATTCAACGGTTTGTTGGACTTATAATAAGATATATTATCCGCCATATTGACATTTGTATATCCTTCTTTTAATCTTGGGGTTGTTGGTAGTGTGGAGCTTAATTGTTCAACCTCTGTATATTGATGTTCGTTCATTACTTTAATTATTCAAGAAGCAGTTTTAGCAACAGATGCAACTCTAAGATTATATTATCACAATAACTATGTGAATTATCTCCCAAACCAACTACTTCCTCCTGTACACTCGGTCACATCAAACCAAATTGCGTGACCAATTATGTTACTTTCATTAATCAAAAACCCTCTAAGCTTTCTAGGAGTTTTAGAGTAACTTGTAATTTTGTCTTCAATTAGTTCCTTTGTGACATAATATTCTTTTCCTTCAAATTGTTTTTGAATAGCTCTTCGAAGAAAATCTTGAAGTTCCATTCTTCCTACTTGTTCTGGTTTAACGTGATAAATAATTGGTTCGGACATATTAATATATTATAACAAATTGTTTAAAATTCAACACCCATAGTATAAATAAAATTCATGCAACAAATACACTCGGGTATAAATCCAAATTTGAGAAATCGAGTTATAAAACTCCAACAACCTTATCCTATTCAAGGTAAAATGATTCTCAATGAGCGTCCTCCAACACCGACTCCAACACCGACTCCAACACCGACTCCAACACCGACTCCAACACCGACTCCAACACCGACTCCAACACCGACTCCAACACCGACTCCGACACCAACACCGACTCCAACTCCAACTCCGACTCCAACACCCATAGGTCTTTGGGTAAGCGAAGAAACATTTGAAGGAATCAGCTCTAATGATCATCTTGGGAACAGCGTTTCTATAACAGGAGACGGAAACAGAATAGCGTTGGGAGCTCGTACTGTTACAGGAGACAGTAAGTCTGGTTATGTAAAAATTTATGAATACAACAACACAACAACATCATGGTCTCAATTAGGTCCTGATATAAACGGAACAGTTGGTAATGATTTATTCGGTCATTCTGTATCATTGAATTATCAAAATGGCAATAGAATAATTGTCGGAGATCCTGCATTCTCAGGAAACACTGGTGTTGTTAGAGTGTATGAGTGGAATGGCGCTTCATGGAATCAAATGGGACAACTTTTGAGTGGCATTAACACTCAAGACTATTATGGAACTAAAGTAAAAATTAATGAGGACGGAAATAAAGTTATTATAGCTGCTACTCAGGATTCAAGTACTGCTCGGGGTTACGTCCAAGTTTATGAATATATGGGTGGTTCATGGACCTTAGTTGGTAATACATTAAGCGGAACTGCAGACAATGATTTGTTTGGAGATTCCATCTCAATGAATCTGTCTGGAAACGTAATTGCTATTGGAGCAAAGCTTAATGATGCTGGCGGAACAAATAGTGGTCAAATTAAAGTATATCAATACGATTCGGGCACTGGAGATTGGGCTCAAAAAGGACAATCTATTAACGGATTACCACCAACTCCTGTTCTTTACGGACTAAGCAACGTTAGTTTAAATTATGATGGCAGTGTATTGGCTACAAATTCCAATACTGGTGTGTGTAAAATTTATGAGTATAATTCTGGTAGTAATACTTGGATTCAAAGAGGATCTGATTTATTAAACGCATTCTCTAGTTTAATAGCAACAAATTCTGCAGGAGATATTGTCGCAACTGGAAGCGGAACATCAAGTTCAATAGTAATCCACAAATGGACCGGGACTACCTGGCTTCAGTACGGAGATCCTATAACCGTGCTAACATACTACTGGGATAGCTTTGCTATTGATGGTTCAGCCAATAGAATTATCGTGGGTGGTGGAACAGCCAATATTGGTGGATTGACTCTCAACGGACAAGCAATAACGTATAAATACCAACCTTAAAACCAAAGCTCAGAACAAGAAGCAGAAACTTCTCTAAGTAGTTTCATAGACGTTTTGACTTTGTATTTTAAAGATTTTAACCGTCTTTTTTTGGCAGGTGTATCGTTTATAGGATTTTGATCTGCCGCTTCGAGCTTTGCTAAAATTCTAACTAAATTTTCATACGTTGTTCCGATCTCCTGATCAAAATTTTCTAAAGGAAATGGCATAGGCTTCTTTACATTGGGTGTAAGTAAGTCAGGGTTAATTGAATTAAAAACCGTATAATCTAGAACTGATTTCACAAAAGTATTTAAGCTGAGACTTTAAATTCGATTGAATTCGATGTTTCTACGGGAATCTTTACTGTTTCCAACGGAGTCGTCAACGTAGTAGCCATGAATTGCATAGAAACTCCATTTACTTGGTTGCAGCTTTCACATTTGAATGTATTACGCTGATTTAGTTGAATGGGAATTGCGTTTGCTTGCTGGCAATAAGCACACGTCAGCTTTACAGTAAATTTAGAAAGCTTATCAAGCGCTTCTATTTCAACTTGTTGATTTAATGTATTGTCTCGTTGAATAAGAAACGAGTTATACAAAACAAAACCTATAAACTGAATTAATAAAGAAATCCAAAACCATCCCCAAAATGTTCCAATAATTGATGAACCTGCAAGTCCAAACAAAGCTGAAACAAAACACGTAATTCCTAAAGAAATTCCTACAATTGTTATTTCAAATCTTTTCATCATGCTTAGTATATAGTCTCTTTTTCTTGTTCTGTGACCTTATTGAACAAATCGTCTGTTAAGGAATCTACGTATTTCAGTAGATCGAGAGGCTTTAAATCAAATGATGAAAAATCAATATTTTTTTCTTCACATTTATCTGCAACAATATCTACTGCATCTTTAAGAGAAGCCCATCGACAAAGTTCGTACAAGCTCATTCCATCAAGAGTTACAACTTTTTTAGGAAACTCGCTGTCTTTTTTATTAGTTTTATTTTTCATTCGAGATAATATTCGGAGTTTTTGTTGGACTGGTCAATAAAAATTTAACCGTTTCTTGAAAAATTTCATCAGGGAGCTCTTCAACAAATTCTAAAGTGTTGGTTTTAATATATTTGGTAAAATCCTCAAAGGTCAAAAAATATTCTGAAGGTCCTGGTAAGAATAGAAATTTATAGCAATCTTTTTGGGCTTCTACAAACAACAAAAAACTTCCTGCGTGTATTTGAGTCCAAGCATACAAGCCTTTTGGAATTGGTTGGTGATTTAATTTGGTTTGTTTCTTTTTAAACATTTGTATAAATCTATCTTCTTCTAAAATTATTATTGTGTCAACTGTTGTAACTAATTAAATAGTAAATATACTTTACCAATCATGATTTATAGGCCCTATACAAACAACGGAGGAGTTCCTCCAAGCGGAAATGTCTCTAACATAAATCAACCCGGAGGAGCACCTCAGAGTTCGTTGCTCTCGAGTTTTGTAAGCAGACTTCCATTTGCTTATCAAATCATTGATGCAATGGTAAAGAATAATCCAAAATTTTATTCTTTTAAAGATCAAGCTTCTTTGAGAGATTCAATGCTCCAAGATCAGAGCGTATTTCTTTCGCAGCCAAATCTCGACAATTATACAGCAACTGGCGTTCCAGGCTCCTTTGCAATCAATAAAGATTATCAAGCTTTCGTTTATGCTTCTTTAGACAAAGACAAGGGCAGAAGAATGATGGATTATCGTCGTATGGCTGCTTATGCTGAGCTAGCAGACTGTTTAGATGAAATTTGTGATGAGTGTATTGTAAGAGACGAAGACGGAAATATTGTAGATTTTACGCTAAACGGAAATTATTCCAAAACTATTCAGGATGAAATTAAAAAAGAATTTAAAAAATTTGTAGAGGTTTTTGATCTTGAAAACACTGGATGGGAAAAATTTAGACAATTGCTAATTGAAGGAGAAATCCTTTATGAAAATCTAATTAAAGACGGAAAAGAAGATTTAGGAATTCTTGGCTTAATGTCAATTCCTACTGAATTAATCAATCCTGTTTTTCATAATGTTCAAAACGAACTTCTTAAAGGATTTTTACTACAAAAACCTGTCACAGGACCAACTGATTCAATTAATTCTGAAGACCAACAACAACTTTTGTTTTTGCAAAGAGCTCAAGTCAGCTATATTCACTCAGGAATGTGGAATGAATTTAAAACATTTAAATTACCTTTTATTGAAAATGCAAAAAGAGCTTATAGACAACTTTCGTTAATTGAAGACTCGGTTGTAATTTATCGTTTAGTAAGAGCCCCAGAAAGACTTGTATTCAAAGTTTATACCGGAAATATGCCTCCTCCAAAAGCTGAGTCGTATATTAAAGGATTGATGATGAAGTATTGGTCTAAGAAGACATACAACAGCATGGAGTCAAGAGTCTCTAATGTTTATGATCCCCAATCAATGTTAGACTCATATTGGTTTCCTGTAGATGCACAAGGAAAGGGCACAGATGTCACTAATCTTCCTTCTGGAGGCTCTCTTGGAGAAATCAAAGATCTTGACTACTTCCTTTCAAAACTCTACAAGAGTTTAAAAGTTCCTACATCAAGATTCCTAACCCCAGGTGATCCATTTAAAGACGGAATGGAGATCACACGAGATGAGTTACGGTTTGCAAGATTCATTATGCGCTTGCAATCTCAATTCGCAATTGGAATTAAAGAAACGTTTGTAACTCATTTAAAGCTAAAGGGTCTATGGAAAGAATATAAGCTCAAAGAGCAATCTTTACAGATTAGATTTAATGAACCGACATCGTTTATGACGATGCGGAACCAACAGTTGCTTCAAATGCGGTTTGAGAATTACAATACTGCTACACAATCCGAAGCTATTTCTAAATCATACGCTCAAAAGTATTATTTAGATATGTCTGCTGATCAAATGAAAGAAAACAGAGAGTGGCTCAGAAGAGACTCAGCTCTTACATGGGAACTTGCTAAAATTCAAGAACTTGGTCCTAACTTTAGAGAACAACTCGAGGCTCAGATGGGAGCAGCTGGAGGAGAAGGAGCAGAAGCAGGTGGAGCCAGTGCTCTTGGTGGAGGGGGTGGCGGAGGAGGTGGAGGAGATGCCATTCCTGAGTTTGGAGACGCTGGAGAAGAAGCTCCAGGAGCTGGTGGAGAGACAGGAGAAGTACCAGCTGAGCCAGTTGGTGGTGGAGCTCAACCTGCTGCTCCTCAAACGCCTCCTGAAGTGCCTCCTGTATAAATAATAACATGGGAGTCTTACCGCCAAATTATAAAGGAGGAACAACATTAAATCCTCAAGTCGTAACATACGAAGATCTTTCTATAAGAATTCAACGTCAACTCGGAGCTCCGTTAATCAATTTAGAGCTGACAGACGAACAAATTTACGATAATATTACCGATGCAATCGAATACTTTACAAAATGGGCAGGGTATACAGAAGAATATTTAATTTTTGACTCAAAATTATATATTCCTTGTGTTGGAATTAAAGTTGATGATTTAATCAACAAATCTCGTAAGGTTTGCAAACCTCTCACTTCTTCAACCACAACCACAAGTACAACTACACCAGCTGTTCCTGGAGAAATTGCTGCTGAATGGGACACAGAAACTATAACGACTACATTGACGTGTAGTTGTGAACCTCAATATGATTATGATGACGATTTAGCGTCGCTTCGTAAAGTAATTGATTGCTTTGAATTTTCAAAAGGAGAAGATACAGGCATCAATACCTTGTTTACACTAGAACAAGCGATGTCTCAACAAATTTATTCAAGTTACATGATTGGTAACTTTGGGTTTGATTTAGTGACTTGGGAAGTTCTTAAGGGGTTTATTGATACAAGAAACAAGGTGTTGGCAATGCAAGATCAATTTAGATTCGATTCAAGAACTCAGATTCTCAAAATTATTCCTGAACCCAGAAGCAATCATTCGTATCTTGGAGTAGTTGGTTGTTATGTGGAACGTCCAATTAAAGACATAATCAAAGAAAAATGGGTCCAAAAATATACTTTAGCTCTTTGCAAAATAGCTGTTGCAAGGGTTAGAGAAAAATTTACTGGAACCAATATGATGGGTGGAGGATCTCTAAATGCCGGATTGCTAGCAGAAGGAATTCAAGAAAAAGAAAAACTTGAACAAGAATTAATGAACAACTACGTTGATTCTGCCCCACCAACATTTTTCATTGGTTGAATAATTACTTGTATGAACTTTCAAGTATTAGTAGAAGAAATTCTATTAGAATCAGGCAAATGTACTGGTCCAACTAAGAAAACTTCGTCTGATAGAAAAGGAAAAAAGTATATGCAGTGTGCAAGACAGTCAGATGGCACATACAAACGTGTTCATTGGGGCCAAAAAGGTGTTAGAGTGACAGGAAAGTCAGGAAACACCAAACGTAAAAAAGCTTTTAGGGCTCGTCATAAATGTTCCTCTGCTAAAGCTGGTAGTCCTAAAGCGATGGCTTGTCGGGACTGGTAAAAAAAAATTATAAATAATAATATGCCTTACTATTCTAAAGGAAAATGTATTTACAAAAAGAAAAGCAACAAAAAAGTTGGCTGCACAAAGGGGCCTGTAGAGAATTACATGGCTGCTCTTCATGCCAATGTCGAAGAATCCTTAAATTTATCTAGAGTTGGATCAAACTTAGAATTTAAAAACGTTAGATTTCCTTCAAAAGACGCGGCCGTTGTTACGTTTCATTATATTTCCAAAAAAGATAGCATTGACGTAACGTTGGTATATAAATCAGGAAGAAATGCAGAGGAAGCTACCTATTCTTATGGTGTTCTTAAAGATCTAGGAGATATTCATGACAAAGGAATTAGGTTTGTAAATTCCCAATCAAAAGAATTTGAAAACTTTGTTAACTTAAAGCGCGTAGCTTTGTCTTCACAGGATATCGAAACAGCTAAACAAGTCGCATCAGAAAAAATTAAAAGCCACTTTTCAGCTAACCCAACTTTAGATGAACCATTTGAAGAGTCTTTAGAGTTTGAGAGCCGATTTGATGCCTTGATAAATGCGTAAAAACAACAAATTTAAGCAAGGAATCTTTACTCCTAGAAATAAAGAAAAATACAAAGGAACGTTTCCTATATATTATCGTAGTTCATATGAATTAAAGTTTCAAAGATGGGCTGATGCGAATCCTAGTGTTCTCACGTGGGGATCTGAAAGCATTGTTATTCCGTATCAAAATCCTTTAACAGGCAGAGTTAGTAGATACTTTACAGACTTTAATATCACTATGAGAGATAAGAATGGGGAGCTTAAAAGGTTTATTATAGAAGTAAAACCTCACTCTCAAACATTACCTCCTGTACAAAAGACCAGAAATACAAAAAGTTTAATGAGACAACAAGCAGAATATGTTAAAAATAAAGCAAAATGGCAAGCTGCTCAGGCATATTGTGAAGCTAAGAACAGTTGTTTTGTAATTTTAACAGAAAAGCACTTGGGTATTTAGTACTTGATACAATACAACATTGCAATGTTTGCTGGTCTTGTTTCGTGAGATGTTCTTGGAGTAGCTCCTCCAAGTCCGTTTGAGTCTCCTGCTCCAGCTGTTGCTTGGTCTCCAGTAGGACTTAAAACTTTTACTCCAGTGGAGTTGCCTGTGACGGAAACAGAAATTTCAATTTCTTCTTTAGACGTTTTGACGGTGGGATCTTTATACATCGTTCTACCGTCTCCCATGTTTCCGCCAGAGGATTCCTTAATTGTGTTGTATGCATTGGTGTCGTGTGTGTGCCCACCGTCTTGGTCTACTGTGGTAGGGTGAGTGTGTTGAGGATCATGCAATCCGTGTTTATGGCCCTGAAAAGTATCTGTTTGCTTTTTACCAAAATCTCCGCTAGCGACAAGGTCGGTGTTAATTCCAGACCCCCTTACAAAGTATCCTCTGAGGTCGGGCAGCTGTCCATATGTTCCATATGTAATACCAAGCGTGTTTCTGAGATTCTGTAACTCACTTGCATTGACACCTTGAACTGTTCCTGAAGTGCCAATAGGATCCCCATTACAGATCAACCAACCAACCGGAGCTGTATTGGCGGCCATTGGCATCACGGCTCCTGTCGGAACAAGCGTTCTACCATCCATATAACCAGAACCACCTGCAGAAATCGGAAGAACATTTGTAACTGCTTGAGAGGAAGCTAAATTAATTGCTCCGAAGTCTAGTAAAGTTCCGGAATTGTTTACTCTAAGCACTTGGTTTGCTGTGCCGTCTATGTCTACAACGGGACCAAAAGTTGTTAATTCTCTTCCAATTACACTTAATCCGTTTCGGTTTGCTAGTTTGGCGTTTGTGACGTCTCCATCATTCAATCCTTTAACACCAGAGAGGTTATTAAAATTGGTTACCATATTGTTTATGGCGTTGTTTACTGGCTCTAGCAATTTTTGTACAGTTAACTTTAAAGTAGTAGCTGAACCACCAAATCCTCTCGCAATTGGAATTTGATCGGCATTTTGAGCATTTCCAGCATCAGTTAGTTCAGAAATTTTGGTTGGTGTAGCAGCCATGATGTTATATTTATTATTTTAAATGCACTGAACAAGGAAATAATCAAAATTCTCTTGTTTTTCGAAGTTTGTGATACCATCTTCTTCTATTGCGAGCCAACACTCTTCGTCGTTGTTGTCCGTTAAGCAGGGAGCATAAAGAAGATTGGTTGATTCGGTTATAATTGCAGAATTTGTCGGGTCTGTTCCTGTTTCTAGTGCTAGGTAACAACCTTCTGTTAAATCTATTTTGCAATTAATTTGTAAAGGAAAATTTAATCCAGAGTTTGGGGTTTTTGCTTTGTTTGAAATGCTGGCTGGAGTTCGCTTTAAAAGACACGGAATTACTACAGGAATTATTTCTTCATCTGGAGGAAGTGGCGGTAAAACTACACTGGATAAACAGCGAACAAGCATAATATATTTCTAATAATTATCAATAAGCTCGCATAAACAGGTGAAAAAGTTAACAAGTTAGATAAATAAAATTAACATTACTATGGGATTAAAGTTTTTAACAACCGAATTGCATGAGCAATTAGACTTCCTCGTCGAAGAAAAAAATTCTCAAGAACCACAAAAATATTATATAACTGGTCCGTACATGATGGCTGAGAAACAAAATCAAAACGGACGTGTTTATCAATTAGATGAAATGGTTAGAGAAGTTGGTCGTTATATGAGTGATATGGTTAAAACTCGTAGAGCAATTGGAGAAATGAATCACCCCCAATCAACTG